CTACAGCCACATTATCTACGGGGCCTAAACTCCGGAAGTATTCCAACATATCCAAAGCCTTTGCTGTTTTAATAGCACTGGAACCATCTAACCTCACAATGTCGTAGGAGGTCGTTAAAGAGCGCAACCCTGCGTCGTATAATATTCTTAACTTTTCGCGGGTATCGGGAACAATCGCACCGGTGATTACCGTGCTCGCAATTCCGAGTTCAGTTGCATAAGATATGAATTCAGGTAGACCGTCAAAATCGGCTAACGGCTCTGCTCCATATATAGCGATAAAGGGACAATCCAACTTTTTAAGGTTGTCCAGTCCCTCTTTCCAAAACTCCATATTACGGGAGTTTGCCCTCCCGGTAACCATTGCACAATAATGGCACCTAAGAGAGCAAACTCGAGTCCAAAGAATCTCTGCTTTTACAATTACGCTTTAACTTTGTATTTTTCGTTTTTAACTGTAAACTCAACATCTTTGTCGTTTTCCAAATGTTTGATGTGGCTCTTAATCCGCGATGCTTTCAATTCCAACGCTTCACCAATTTCTTCAAACGTCATTGCCTTTTTGGCATTCAACAGGAAATCGTCAATTGCACCGGCTTGTGAATTCATTTTATGACCCCACTCTGTGGTGCCACCTTTGCTTTTGGACTTCCCATTATCTTTTGGTTTGTCCGAGCCAGGTGCTTTACCCCTGTTAGAACCACCTCTTGTCCGGCCTGTTGGTTTTGGAGCTTCTTCCTCTTCTTCCGGAACTTCATTTGCAAGAACTTCCAACATTTGCTTTTTCAGGGTGGATACATTTTTGACTTTCCTCAACCTTTTCCGGTCAGCGTCAAAAGCCACATCTTCCAAAATTGGACGCAGGTCTTTTATTTTGGTGGATTCCTTTACCAAGGCTACCAAATTATCTTCTTCCTCTTCTTCTTCTTCTTCACCTTCTTCCTCTTCCGAAGCTTCTTCCTCTTCTTCACCTTCTTCCTCTTCCGAAGCTTCTTCCTCTTCTTCTTCCGGCTCATCTTCCGGCTCATCTTCCGGAGCTTCTGCGTCAGGAATTTCGTAACCCAACTCAATTAAAGTTTCAGCAACCTCTTCGGGAAACTCATCCTCTTCAGGTACATAAAATCCCATTGCCTTTTTGATGTCCTTTTTTATACCCGTTGTGCTGCCTTTAATGTTGATTAAAGGGTCCAAACCAAACTTGGTGTTCAATTCCTTCGCTACTACTACTAAATCGTCTTTTTTAATAGCCATGATGATAAATTTTAAATGATTAAATAAATTATAAATTTCAAATAACACTCCAAATATATGTCGTTAAGTTGAGACTACCAAATCTTTTAATAAAAATTTTAAAAAAAATTTAAAGATTAATATTAAATTAAACTCCCGTTGCTTGATTCCATAGCATGATATGTTCACGCGTAGCGTATCTTACATTATATCTGACAGCCATGTCAGCTATGTCCGGAGCGATAGTATTAATTTCATCTACCGTTGCCCCCTCAGGCATTAATATTATTTGGTCTTTCCATATAAGTCCCGTATCAAGATAATCCATCTTAATTTCTTCCCAGTCTTCCACACAGCTTACAACAAATTTAAACCATGAATTCTGGAAAGTTGATAGTTCCTTTAATATCTTTGGCTTATATCTTGCCTTTCTGGAATTCCCGGAGTTTGATAATTTAGGAGAATTATTCCAGACTGAAATAAATTGCACCAAAGATGGATGTGGTCGTAAAGTACATTCATTCTCTATCTCAACAATAGGATAGAAATTAAAACGCCTATTAAATTTGGTAAAGAAATTAATCAACTGCATTTGCTGTTTCAAAGGACTACCCCCGGTTAACACCAAATGCTGTCTGTTTTTCAATTTCTCTAACAAAGTTGATTTCTGAATCATATCAAAGAGTTCATCGAATCCGTATGGATTCCCATGGCGCCAAACTTCAGAAGTATCACACCAAGTACAACTTAATGTACAATTCTGCAATCGCAGGAATGCTGCCGGCATTCCCATGTAAACACCTTCTCCCTGGATGGTATCATAGAAAAATTCAGAAACATTCAGAACATCATCTTTTGGATCAAGGCTCGTGGTTTCCTTTATTGAAAAGGCTTTGATTAACTGTTTGCTCATATCACCTATTTTAAAGATTTTTAAAATCCATCCGGACTATCAATAAAGGTGTCAAAATAACTCCTACCTGTTCGGATGTAATAAACAATTGGAATGATAATAGTTGCATAACCAATATTCAATGCAATATACGCAAAAAAGCTGACAATCATCATCATCAAATTTTTAAACCGAGCTATTCGCAACCTTTTTCTTTCCTTTCTATGCATAATCAATATTTTAAAGTTCAGCATATCGGGCTGAAGTCTTTGGAGTTTCGCTAACTTCAACTGCCACCAATTTTGGATAAATCCGTTTGAATTGACGGTACAATAACATTGCCATATTTTCAGCCGTGGGATTCACAACCATCCTATCATTCAGGTGCTGGTGGTCCCAATGGTTATCCAACCATTCCTTAATATCTTTAAGCTCGCCATAATCCTGCACAAAACCCACATTATTGAGTGATGCATCTGCAAGCTCCACTGTCACCACATAATTGTGACCATGTACGCGTCCGCACTGGTGTCCATCTTCCAGACCTTCCAATGCATGACTGGCACTAAAACTAAATTCCTTTCTAATCGTGTACATACGCTTTATTTATAAATTAGTAACTTCTTTCACCACCAAAACCCCACCACTCAATAGTGGTGAGGTAAGATTGGTAATATCTATTATTGTATGTAAATTTTTATTTATATCGTAACTTTCTCCGCCCTGTTGCGGGGTGTATTACTAAATATATCAAATAGCAAGTACCAAAAGATGTTGTTATTTGAATCCTTATTGCAGCACGGTAGGGTACTATCCTTCGCCTCCTTAATTCCTGAAAACATCAATGTTATATCTAAAACATTATAGGTGATGCTATACAGAAATCCCACAATATGATTATATAAATATTTAATCATTCCTTATCTTTACGAGTTTTGTCATATTTTCTGGCTCGAGTATGGAGTTTTTCCATAAACTCAAAATGCAACACCTTCCTTCTCAACGCATCGGGCGTCTCCTGGATGTGCTTAATTCCTTTCCGGGAAACAATCTTAATTGTCTGCTTAATTGTGTGCATTCGTGGCGTTCCGTCTTTCCTGAAAAGAATGTTACCATACGCATCTCTTTTAATGACTTGTTTCCGCCGTTGTTTCTCTTTTACTTGGATAAATTCCTGCTGATGAATATTCCTACCTTTAGTCGACTTCCGATTGGTATGGAGCTTGTCAATGGACGTAGGAAGATGTCTCTTGGATTGTCGTTGGGATGGCCCAACATTATGCCTATTTAATACGGCACGCTCCCCGGTCAGCGCATTTTCGTAAATGTCCCTGCCCCATGGAGTCACTTGATTTGTTTTTACTAACATAACTTTAATCTTTTGATTTGACTTATTATAAAAAAATTTTTGAGACGCTGTTTGTCCTATCAATAATGTCGTTTCTCTTTTAGGAATTGTCTTGCCTGAAAGATACTGGACTTAACCGTTCCAATTTTAATATCCATCATATTTGAAATCTCCTCATAAGTGAAACCCTTTCCATATAGAATGATAGCCGAACGTTGGCGTCTGGTTAGGGAATTCAGTTTATAGATATCCTGTTTAAAAATCAATCGAGCATCTGTTTTTGATGAACCTTGCACCTTATAAACACCACCATTCAATGGAACCGTATTACTATAACTAAGCCTCCTGGTATTGTTGATGAATGTATTCCTTAAAATTGTCATACCCCAGCTAACAAAATTATTTTCTTCTGTGTACCTGTGCTTATTTTCCAGAATTTTAATAACCACATCTTGGGTCAGGTCTTTTGCCTCTTCTGAATCCCGGGTCAATTTCCACGCGTACTTATACAAACGATGATAGACTTTCTGTACTTGCTCTTCAATTTTCATAATATTAAAAATAACTACCCATAAAAGGTCGCCCCCTTTGTAGGTTCTGTAAAACATAAACAATATTTTGTGGAGATGATTCTCCCTCTCGTATAACTAATTCATTTATTCGCATGATTTTCAATTTCTTTTCACGACCATCGGTAGTTTGGTTTAATCCATACATAGCGGTTACATGCCCATACTTCCGTTTATCTTCTGAAAAGTTACTTTTATTCAGGGTATCTTTTTCATACCCTTTAGCGTCCGCCTGGGTGGCAGTAATCACAGCAGGCTGATTTCCTTCTTGGCTTAATCTCCTGAGTGCTTTCCAGATTTCATTTTGCGCATTACGATGTTCCATATGTGAATCAGCAGCCAGAATATCTGCATAATCAATAACAATAACATCAGGAACAAATCCATTGGTCTTTTCCCATTCCGAAAGTTTGGACCGAATAGCTCTAACAGATAAAGTACCGTTTGCATGGGTGGACAATCTAAAATTTCGTTCATTCTTAACAAAGAAATCACGTTGAGCTATCTTTGCTTTCTTAACCGATAATGGTTTCTGTGCCGGGATAATTTTTAACCATGGGACACCCCATCTTGAGTCTGCATATTTTTTACAATTGGTGCATGGTGAATATTCAGGGTTGTTCGTATGTGCTTCAACCAATTCATCCATTGTTAATGAATCCCGGTAATTCTCTTCCTTTCGTTCAAAAATGCCAAAGTCACAATCACGCTCTTCTAAATCACAAGTATCTAATTGGTTATGAATGCAATCCCGGACAGGTTCATACATTTTGCCACAATATTTTTCTAAGTCCGATGTTTTGTTGAGATAAATAGCCAACCTCCGCATCTGTTGTGCTTTGGTCATATCTCCTGCCTGAAAGAAAGCTACTTTACGACCTTGCCGACTGGCGCGGACTGAAATCTCCAATAGATTAAATGTCTTTCCAATTTTCTCAATGCCCATTAAAGCAATAAAACTGCCCTTTACAAATTGGTCATTCCAGAATATTCCCAATTGTTTAGGGAAACGAACAACGGGTTCTGACTTCTTAAAAGCGTCAGACATGTGCTTCAATGATGATGGGTCCGACAAATCTATATCATCCTCTTCATCATTTTCAACATAAAGAAACCCGGCTGCAAGTTCCTCCGCCTTTGCAATCCGGGATTCTAAATCGCCCTGTCCGTCATCTACCTCCGCCTCAATGTTCAATAATAATGCTTTTACATTCCTTTCCCTGAAATATAATCGTGCATCTGCCAGGGCTGAATCTACTTTAAAATCCTTGTTTTCATACTCATCACTCAGCCCAGGCAATATATCATTTTCAATTTCTTCCGCTAAAGGCTGGGGTAAGCCCTCTTTTAATTTCCTGAAATAGATATCAGAAATGTCACGGTTCGGAGCCCTATTGTATTTATTAAAGTATTCCCAACACCAACCCGCTAAACGCTTAGCTGTACTTGACTCAATATACGAATCTTTCCAGATAGGTTTAATCTTCCGTAGGAACTCCGTAGATGTTATTAATCCAATTAATATTTTGCGTTCAATCATACTTTACTTCCTTACAAGTTTCATAATACTATACTCACGGTCTACCCTGGATGGAATCCTATCATCATTTAATTTTTCCGCCAACTGCTCAACATTCAAATTGGAAGTAATTATTGAGGGTTTCAAATTTTCATATCGGGAATTGATAATCAAATATAATAATCTCCAATGCCACGATGTCACACCCTCCACTCCAATATCATCCAAAACCAATAAATCAGCTTTCATCAATCTGCGAACCATAGCCTCCTCACGTTCAACAGCGTCAGGATTATTAAATGTTGATTTTATTTGAAAGAAAAAATTCTCCACTACTGTAAATAGTGTATGAACAACCCTTTGTTCCATGTAGGCATGCCGTTCAAACTCTAACAACATTCTGGCAGCTAACAATGTCTTTCCAGAACGAACCTCCCCATAGATAAAAGTATTTTCTATCTTATCAGGCGTGACACATGGATAATTCCGTTTCAGGTCACGAATAATTCGGGGAGAAAACTTCTCCACCATAACCTGGTCTAACAATCTTTCATTCCAATTTTTACTACTCCGCATAACTATTCCATTTCCGACTATTATAAAAAAATTCTAAAACTCAACTGTAATCTCCTCATCAGCTTCTCTATATTGAGTTCGTTTAACTCCAGAATCATAAGCCCTACTACCGGACTTATTACCATGCTTTCCTTTTGGTCTATTCTTATCCATCTGTGCAGGGTCATCTAACCATCTTTTTTGATTCAACCATGTTGTTGGATTTGGAATAAAACCCTCTTTCCATCTTTGGGTCTTTCGTTGTTTATGGATAGCCATTTTGATATCTTTTAATTTTGGTCTATCCTTTGGAAGGCGGTTGCATATTTTATGCCATGCTGTTAAGACGGCACCTTCATCTTGTTGAATGGGATATAATTCCCAAAAGATTTTAAAATCCCTTCTTGTCACAACTCCATTGGAAGTTAAAACGGCTCGAATCTTTCTGCGTCCTCCAGAACTCTTATTTATATTTTTTTCTTTTTTTCCTTTTGGTATTATTAGGCTGTGATTTTCCACATGTGGCTGAGCCACATGTGGCTTTTCAACATGTGGCTCAACCTCCCACTCAAGTAAGGGTTCAAATCCTGCATCGGATAATTTATCCAAATGTTCAATAATATTAAATTGATTCGGCGTATCTGTATAACTCCAGAAACTACCAACCATAACTTTATCTTCCTTTCGGCGATAACGAATCCGAATTAAATATTCAAAATCTTCCAATTCTGAAAGACCTGCCTTTATAGCAGAAGCTCCTTCTCGCATCATTGTTGAAATGGAAGTCACACAGGAATACCAACCTTGCCGATTGGATAATAAAATTGATAGAATTGTTTTAGCTTTAGCTGATATTTCAGGGTTCCGTATAAATTCATTGGGAACGATGGTAAAGTTTCTGGTAATGCTACAATTAATTGCATCCGGGAGTGCTCGCAATTTTGTCTTGTCCATGATATTGTTCCTTTTTAATTGAAAGACCTGCAGAAGTAGGTGAGTGGGCACCTCCCCCTGACAGGTCCTTCTGTTATCGAAAAAGTGAATAATAAAGCCATCTTAACAACCCCACTGTTGTGTTGAATCGCATATCAAATTAAAAAGGAATACCAATATATAAATTAAATTTTGAATACTCCAAATTATCAAATAAAATAATTTTTGGCTCATTGTAACCTCTTTTAACAAATTTTTAAGGAATAAATGACTCCATATATTAGTTATTAATTTGAATTCAAGTAACATGAATGTAACTTCGTCAGACAAGATATTTTAGGAGGTCGTTGACTGTATCTCTGTCTAAGCTCCCGGGGTCTCCATCTGTCAGGGTAAATGATTCACTTGAGACTCCCCTGAATTGTAACTCAGCTACGAGCTTTTGAGCCTGTTCCTGGGCCTGTTTTTCAAAATCAAACAAGACCCATATTCTACGGAAATGTTTGACCATCTCCCGAATTTGCTGTTGAGTGAAATCAATTCCACTTGTGGCAAAAGAAGATGGGCCAATATTCCATGCATCCGTTGGACCCTCTACACATATTCCTACATCGCCCCACAAGTCCTGACGGCCATATAAAGTATTCTTTCTGCCAACTCTTTCCCGGGCAATGGGACAGGCTTGGTATTTGTTATAGGTTTTCGGGACTTCTTTCGCTATCCGGGTATCAAACGAATCCAACTTACCATTCCAGTAGTATGGGATAAAGATTCTTCTGGAGTAATTGATATCATCTAAGAATGATAAATGGTTTGTGCTCCTGATTTTCCATATCTTAATCAATTCGTCGGGATCAAATTCACGCTCTCTCAAATACTTTTTATGTTTTTTCGTCAATGGAATTACCCCGGTCGGGAGTTTTAATCTTTTGCCATCAACCCGTGCTTTAGATGTTGACTTCTTTCTACGGGTTCTTCCACCATATTGGCGAATAATATCCCGAGCCTTTTTCTCACTTTGATTAAGAATATTGGAAATAACTTTAGTAGTAGGTTTCCATCCACACCTCCAACAATTATAATAATCATCATCTATGTTGTAGCCTAAGTGGACTCCGGGGTTGGAGTCAGCTTTTCCAGAACAAAATGGGCATTCAATTTGAACCCATCCAGGGCGACAATGCTTTTCACCTTCTGTGAAATGTTGAATCCCGTAATCTGTATATAATTTCAGTACATCCATTTATTTATTTTTGTTCTTTTCCTTTTTCCCATTTTTAATCCTCCTTTAAAACATCAATTATTCCATTAAAACTTAATCTAATTCGACGCCGGGTCCAACCTTGTCGTAATAAAACCCTAATCAATCGGTGTCTGGCTCCGTTACGGTCATCTGTAACGAAAACTTTTTCTGCCCTGGATAGAATATTCAGAATAGTATACCCATCCGTTTCTAAGCGTTCTATCAAGTCTACAGGATAGTATAACTTTTCGTCATTGGAAAGGTTATCATAATCCTTAGCAAATTTAAAAGAGTACGCTCGTTCCCGACGAATGAAATTTTTAAGATACCCGGAAATATAATGCCAGGCATATGTCGTCGGAGCACACTTTTTTGAATCTTCATATCTTAGCATTGCTTCATAATAAGCAAGTAAACCTTCGCTGAATAAATCCTCATAGTCAATTCCAGATTCATTGTGCGCCTGCCATGCTAATTTTCTCACTAAATTTATATTATCCATGTCAATCAATTTATTTCAATTTACCATCCAGAATTTTTTCGATAATGGAATTCGTACGCAATGCTTGTTCGTAATCATAATACTTCAGAATACTTGGCCATACATTTGATTGAGTTTCCACCTTGGAAACAAATAATCTTCATGAATTGATTGATTTGCGCAAAATTGGTCTGTATGATTTCAAACTCCTGAAAGTTTCAGCATTTTTTATTTTCGCTTCCCAACTATCATCTGTGATTTTGTATAACCCGTCCACAAGAATCTGTATCTTTCTCCAGACTTCATTGGAATTGGCATCTACTTCGATTTCTGGTTTGTTTTCCAGAAAGTGGTTAAATAATTTTTCATCTAAAAACATAGCTTCATTTTTTAGTGTAGTATTTGCAATAAAAATTCTCTTCCGTATAGAATGGCATAGTCTCCATCTTGTGAGTAGCATTAGTCACCATCTTATTTTTCAGGACCCCTTCTTTTGTATCCATTACCCTTTCTTCTTTCAGGGCGAAAGAGGCATCATTTCTACTCGTTGATACATGTTTCCATAATACAAAGCAACATCCAACCTTTTGTTTATTCCGAATCATTCGGAGATAGGAAGTGTTTTGATTAATCCAATGTCCGCAATTTTTGCATTTCTTTCCCATGATTGTCTTTTTTAATTTAAGCTGCATATTTTCTCATCAAATGAATAAGTATTGTTTCTTTATCAGGTGGCGTGCCATCTGTCACCCTGGTAACAACATCTCTTTTTGAGTCCAGTAGTTTAGCAATCTCCTCTTCGATAGTTTGATTTGCTAATAAATAATAAATCATAACCCCGTGTACTTGGGTTATCCTGTGCACCCTATCTTCTGCCTGAACCAATTCTCCAGGTGTCCATGGCAGTTCCAAAAAGGCCACATTAGACGCCGCTGTTAATGTTAAACCAACTCCTGCGGCTCTTATATTTCCAATGAATAACCGTATCTTTGGATTATTCTGGAAAGCATCAATTGCATCTTCCCGTTTCTGACCCCTGACAGAACCATCAACTTTAACCGCAATGCCTTTGAATTCAGTCATCAAATCATTTACTGTTTTCGTATGAGTAGTAAATACGACTAATTTCTCACCATTGTCAATGAAATCTTTAATCCAAGCAATCGCTTGTTTCATCTTCCCTTTAATAGCCGCTTGTTTCAATGCTTCAATCTGTCCTAAGATTTTAGCTCCTTTAGCCTTATCAGCAGCTTCGTCACCTTTGGTACGTCTCACGTAATCAATGAAATTGTTTTCAATATTAGAATACTCCTTGCGGTTATCTAATTCCATAGGAACGCTTGTATATCGCTTTTCAGGCAAATCCTTTAATACATCTTTTTTGAGCCTACGAATCATTACTTTTTCATCCAGAATCTTATGTAGCTCTTCAATATTACTGGCTCCACTATAATCCCATCCATATCCATTATGCTTAGGGTCACAATACCGATGAGTGAATTCCAAAAATGTTGAAAAGATTTTTGGATTCAGGATATTAACAGCATTGTAAATTTCAATAGGTCTGTTTAAAACTGGAGTTCCAGTTAATGCAATGACATTCGGAACCTGCCGGACTAATCTTTTTACAGCTTTGCTCCTTTTTCTCCGCATCTCTTTGTAGTAATGACTTTCATCTGTGATAACCACTTTTGGTTTCAATTTACGCAATCTCAACGCCCAATATGGAAGTACAGCATAATTGATAATGATAATCTTCCCATGAATAGGTTGAGTATTATCTTGTCCACTTAATACCTGAACATTTGGATTGCTCATCCAACCCTCAGCTTCCTTAGCCCAATTTAACTTGAGTGACGCCGGAGCTACAATGATAGCGGGTCTAATTTCCGGATGCAATTGGAGCCAGGCTAAAGCCTGAACTGTTTTACCAAGCCCCATCTCGTCCGCTATTAAAGCCCTACCATTTTGTTCATCAATAAAGCGGACACCCTCTGCTTGGAATTTAAACAAACTCTTTTTTAACCCGGGAATATTCATAACCACTGTAGCCGCTTTTTTCTTTATCTGCCACATACGGTCATATTCCTTTTGCAATCTTGGGACAAATTCATAACCCCATGCATTCAAAGCGTCCAGATTGCTCATTGTAATCGGCGCTGTCCAGAATTTATATGTTGGGTTATACTTCCTTTCAGGCAGCGTTTTGATTCGTTCTACTTCCTGCTTATTATATGGGAAGTAGATTCGCAATAATCTACTACCCCTCGTATTTACCCCAATGCGTGCACGCTTTTTCATAAGATAATCTAATTCATTGATACTATTAAAAACAATGGATTGGGAACCCAATAATCACCGTTAAGTGTTTCTCTTGATATTCTGAATGGTATGGGCATGACTTCTAATCTCTTTATAGGTGCATAATCACCAGAATTCTGAACCTGTGGAGTAGAACCACTGAATACAAGCATATCATTCATCAAGTCCTGCATATTATAATCATTCATGATTGCATGTTTTTAACTTGTTGAGCATTAAATTTCCGAATGAATGTATCTCCTCCCCAGTTATGGGAAAAATAACCTACCGGACGCATATTAGATTGGTCCAACCTGACCCGTCCAGTATAGAGCTTTTGGCGAACGCCATTGAATACTTCTGTCCTCTTAGCTGTGACTTTGATAATAAGCCAACTCCCATGATGTAACCGGGTGCCCAGATAACAAGGGAACTCAGAAGATGCTTTTTTAGTCCTTCTGAACCCCGAATTTTTTGTAACTACCTTAGTACGTTTCATTTCGCTAAATTTTTTGATTAAATAATCTCCAAATCAGAATAAAAATATAAATTAATTTCCAGACTTCAAAATATTTAAAAGAAAATTTAAAAGAAAATTTAAAAGACCTATAAAAAGGGACCCCCGAAAGGGCCCCTCAAAATAGTCTGAAAATTTAGCAGAAAAACAGACTATCTATTTTTTGCAAAACTTTTGGTCATATCTTTTATCTGCAGTAATGGAACCTAAACCATGTCGTTTACCTTTCGCTCCACAGAGCTCACAAACCATTCTGTCATATCCCCCTTTTTCAGTTACTAAACTTGCCTTGGTCCATTTATGAACGTTCCGCATATCCTGGACTAATTTTAACGCATATTCAGGGTCATATCTTGGGCTACATATTGAGCAAGAATATATTGCACCCTTTCGTGGTTTTCTGGCTCTTGGAAATATCATACCACATTTATCACAGATAAGCTGATATTTGCTAACCGGGACATTGAACTTCAAGATGTTCTGGCACCTACTACCATCTGAGCCTATCTGTAACGCGATATCTTTCCAAAGAGAATTATGTCCAGCTCCAGCTCCACCATGAATTTTAAATGAGACGCCATGAGCTATTTCATGTAACATAATTTCCCGGAGTTCCGGCCATATATGCAGATTTCTTTCTGCCATAGCTTTCGACATTGTAATTGTGTTGCTTGAATATTTGCAACACCCATAGCGCGATATGGCTCTGTCAAACTCAAATGTGTACTTTTCATCTTTGGCTAAATTGACATGGTGAATCTTTCCCAGTGCACGGACTGTATAAGTTTCATTCAACATCCGCTCAGCCAGAATACGCAAATGATTTAAGGAATTCAAACGAGTTCGTTGCATTGGTCGTTTTATTCCAGAATTAGTGTGTAGAGTTCGTTTCATAATACTGTCCAAACATTGAGATTAACAATTGCCAAATACAAAGCTGCTAAGAAAGCTACCAAAGTCAGTAGTATTCCAAATGCTGCTAAAGTGTCGAGTTTGTTTCTTTTTGTTGTCATGATGTTGAGTTTTAAATTGTTATACATGGAATTCATTGCCATCAAATGTTAAAATGTAATGATAATTGAATTCCATTTCCATGTTTGTAAATTCGACACGAACCCTACCATGATGTTTACGACGGGATTTGTGACGCCAGATAGTGCGGCTCCAATAAACTTGGGTAATAGAAATGCCCCAAAGCTCTTGTAAGCATCGCTTAATAGACTGTTTCTGTGACCTTTTTAATTTCATTTTGCTAAATTTTTTGATTTTCCACTATTTCAAATAACACCTTAAAATTAAGAATCCTAAAAACAACGTCCAACTCTTTTAAAGAATATTTTTAAAAATAAATTTTTAACCAGGTTCCAACAGTGAAAAAATAGGGGTCCGGAAAAAAGACATAAAACCGGACCCCCGAAATCAGCAATCAACGTATACGCAAGATGAGCAACTTGCGCAAAACAGCAGCGCCAAATTTCAAAACTGTAACGTAAATCAATTCCTCTTCTTGTTCACCAATACGTGGAATGTTCACCTCCAAGTTAATGAATTTTGTACAGAATTCAATTAAATCCTTTTCCTCCTCTTTGGTTAATACTCCATCATTCAGGGCCGCATAAGCTTTCGTCACTAATGTCTCCCCGTATCTTTGCCAGGGCATTTTTAATTTATCCCCGAATTTATCATCCAGGTTATGCAAAATGTTTGGTAAGAGCCATCCTGCAACAACTCTCAAAAAACCCCCGATGGGTAATCCTTTGGCTATCATATTCCCAAAGAATTTAATCTCTTCTTCTGTACCTAAACCTAACTTACTTCCATTGTCCTCCCTACTATAACTCATATGATTTGTCTTTAAAACGGTTAAAAACAATAGATTGCAACCTTTGTAATTTTGGAATTCGGTGCAATCTTCTGAATCCCAAAATGTCTTGTCTACTATATGGAGAAATGTTGACTTCATTTCCCTGATTCCCGCTAAGGATATTAACTTCTTTTTCATCTGAGTAATTAACAAAGAATCCGACATGACCTTGCCAACTCGAGTTACCCCGTTGTAACACGATTATATCGCCCAATGTTGGAGTCACTATACCTGTCCCGACTCCTAACCAACTTCGAGCAGTAGCTTTGTTAGAGCGAATGTAACGAGCTTTCATGGCTACCCAATTTGTAAAGATTGAACACCATGGAGTTTCGTCGTCATTAACCCACATAAAACCTGACTCATGAGCATATTGGATTATTGTCATGTTATGCTCCGAACCACTAATCTCTTTTACTCCGAATTCCTGTATAGCAATATCAATTAATTTTGACATAATCTTATTTTTTAAGCTTGTTTATAATCTCCGTAAAAATATCATTACCTAAAATAGCTTTTGCATTGTTGTACGAACTCTTTACTTCCTGAAATCCTATGATAGTACATAATCCTTTTGTGAAATATGCCCCGGGAATATTCAGTAGATAAGTTTCATAAACAAAAGTTACCATTATCACAATAAGATATAACGCAACCTTTGCATACAATTGGTCAAAAACACGCCATTCAAATTGCTTTAATTTGTGCGCTTTCCAGATTCCTGTTATTTGGTCCATTATTATCAAGAACAGAACAGCATTCGCAGCAACTTTAACATCCTCAAAAATCAACAACAAGTAGCACAAAAGCTCAATGACCTTTAGTACCCAATCACCTGCTTTATTTACAACGAAATCATTCATGTGTATCACTTTCATTTTTTTCATTCTGATTAATGATATTATTTTTTTCCATCCGTATAATTAATTCCGCAACACTTTCTTTATGGAAACCTTGGTGAGTTATTTTTATATGGAATATCTCATACTGTCCAGTCTCTTCAAGAGCTGTTAATTGATTGCATATATCCTGCCAATCTGTAAATGTCAGCCTATGTGGAAAATATACGTGCATATTATTGTTCCGCTATTAAGTTTAAATCTTCTCCTATCAATATTTTGCTTTCAAAAGCATCAATGGTAAAACAAATAAAATAATTAATTTTAATCTCATCTTTATAAATTTTTAAGGTGTTATTAAATCATCATACTCAATGGGTGTTCCAGAATTATAAAGCTCCCCAATTTGTGTGCTGTTTAGTGAATCTTTCCAGAATTGTAGCTTTGCCATATATCCATCATAAAACCCCAAACCACTTGTAATACCTACACGTACGTCATTGGTTGTATTTGATAATGTTACTGTTGAGTTAATATCTGTTATTGCTTGATTGACACCATCAATCCATATTTCATATCCTGAGTATCTATCAGAAGCATCTACAACATTTATAACCACATAATGCCAAGTGTTATCATCAATAGCATTAGGGGTGTACTGCTGGTGGTACGTTGAAGTTCCTAAATTATACATTCTGAATATAAGCCTATGATTATAATCAAGGAATGCAAACCACTCCCCTGGGTATTTTCCTATAATATATTGAGTGCCCGTATAGGTGTCTGGTTTGATTAGAAATCCTATCGCAAAATCTGTATAATTCAATGTAAAATCATCGTGGTCTGGAATGGAGTTAGATGTGTATTTGAAGTAATGTGCAGAATCACCATCTTCAACAGATAACGTCCCACCAATTGTTCCATTGTGGTTACCTAATTCATCAACGAATGTAGTGCCCGATGGTTCTTTGAAATCCGCCCAATAAAATAAGTCATCATGTAGCCATGATGTATCCGGAGCGGATTCCGCCTGAATGTAATCCATGGTAGGCATTATCATTTGACCAGACATAGACATTGAAAATAATGTCATAAAAATCGCAAAAATTATTGTTTTCATATTCTTTTATTTTAATAATAATAAAGTCACTTTCGCTCCGGCTCCCGCTATCGTTGAACCTACTTGGTCAATATCAATTGTTATTTCCGAATCATTTGCTAAAGTCACATCTGAAATAACATAAGAAGTAGCAGCCGTTGTGCTTGTTTTTTCAGCCGCATCTATACTTAATTTAGTAGATAATACTGTTGTTCCTCCTTCATTAATATCAATAACTAAATTGGCTCCCGTAGGCGCTGTTGTTACGCTGGCTAATACCCCGGTTAATGTTCCAGCAAATGGCATTCTGAATGTTCTCTTTGTTCCTGTTGTTAAATCTGAAGTTTCATCTGATATGGCTATTGG